CACCGATGCTTGCTTTAACATCAGTGGTCTTTAGATATGGGAATGTGAATGAGTAAGTGGTGGTGGAGCCATTACCCGTGTATGTGTTTTCGGTTACTGCCATTGATTGGTTTCATTATTGCTTTGGTGGATTTGCGTAGTTAAGGATACCTTGTACTTCTTTAAAGTTTCTTTCGTTCTCGTCTGCTATATCTACTGCCTTAAGTACTTGACCTCTCTTCATTGCATTAGTGATTCTGATTTGATCATTTATTGACTCTGCTATTGCAGGGTGTTCTTTAGCTAATTTAGCTTCAGCATCTTTTTGAGCTTTCCTTAATTCCTTATTTAAGTATTGGAAGATAGGTAGATCCTCTTTACCAAGTTGCATTCTTGTCCAGCTCTGTAGCTTTAATCTGCTATTACGTAGTGCTTGTACTTCTTTTTTAAAGGATGGATTTTTCAGATACTTGATTACTTTATTTCTGAAATTAGACTTACCTATGTACGTATTGATAATTTCTCTTTCCTCTGGAGAGTATTCATAATTACCAGACGAGTGTTTCTTAAGAATAGTATTAGGAGTCCAACCTAATTCATAAAGTTGTCTTCTCCATGGTTCACCACCATCTTTAACTTTAACAGGACTAAAAGCATTAGCTCCTCTTAACCATCCATTTTCAATTCCTTTAATTGGTTCACCTGTAAATATATCTACATGATTAGGTAAGGAACCTTTAAGTGGTGTTCTGTTTTGGATATAACCAAGAACATCATTATGGACATCTTTATAAGCACTATCAACCATGTTAGCTGCAACGCCTAATGCACCTGATGCTGGAATATAACTCCTAGCTTCATTAGCCATCCAACGACTTACCCAACTACCATCACCAGAAGCAAATGCAACTAATGGTTCTAGACCAGCTAGAGGTGTTTCATTTAAGAAGTTAGCTGAAATACTCCACATAACTTTCTGGTAGGTATCATCTAACATTGTTGATGAAAGATCTTTATAGTGATAACCAACGTCTGCAATTAAGCTGAGTATTGGATCTAATGCATCTACACCTTTAAAGCTTATCCATTTATTAGTACCTGGAATTTGTACTGATTTCTCCATTACACCGTAAAGGTCTCTTCGCTTCTTACGTTCACCATGACGGAAATGGCCAGTACCGACCATATCTACAGGCATTTGTTGATTAACTATGTGACCACCAATGCCAAGTGCAAATAGTGAACTGGTTAACAGACCTGAGAAAGCTAATCTAGCTTCATACTCTTCCTTAAGAACCTTGTACGCTTCCATAGCGTGTGGATAGGTATCATAGGCAATATTATGTTCAGCTAAAGCTTCTTTAATTAGGTCTACATCATCTCCAGCTTTAAGGATCTTGATGTACTTATTCTGGAAACCAGGGATTCTATTAAATGGTGTATATGATGATGCTCTATTAACTCCATTGATACCAGTTCTAGGAAACATGAACATACCCTGTGTAATAGGTAATGCATCAGTAGCTCTAGTAATAGCATCAGAGAATTGATGATTTAGGTTTAAATTGATTTCTCCACCAAACTGTTTCAAAGCAGCATCTGTTGGAAGACCTTTCTTATCAAACATATTTGAATAATGCTTCTTCTCTGCATCAAGTAATGCTTGAGATGGTTTACCAACTTCATCCCATAAACCTAATCCTTTCTTACCAGCTTCTTCATACGCTAAAGCTCTAGACCAATAATGAGAAAGCATTGTATTGGTGTAAGAATCTATTCCAGACATAGCTGTCATAGCTCCTCTGTACCATCTGTTAGTACCTATCTTGTGTAGGTTTTTAGATGTTTCATACATTGCTACTCGACCTGTCTGTCCATTCTTTTCCCAATTCTTAGCGAGATTATCCATAGCTTCCCAAGTCTTATCATCTTTAACGACATAATCCTTACGAACAGCATCAAGCATAGCTGTAGGGTCATGATGAACACGTTTGATCATCTTCCAACCATCAGCTATAGCTTTACTATTAGTCTCTTGGATTGCTCCATACAAATAGGTAGCACGTTTAATAGCATCCTTATCACCTGTTTTTAGTTGATCTAGACCTGCATGTAGAAATGCTCTAAGTGGTTTGCCAATGATTGCAGTGGCACTACCTTTAGCGGCATTCATAGTAGCTAAACCAAGCAAGACATTATTAAATCTAATAGTCTTTAAACCCTTAGCTAAAAGGTTAGGCTTCCAATTCGTTTTAGAACTATGTATAACACCTCTTGGATGTAGGAGATTAACTCCCCATTCGTGCATCTTAGCAATAGTATCTACGTTACCATCAGTAATTGCGAATGCTTCTACGAAAGCTTTAAGAAGGTTAGGATCTTCATCCGCTGCCTCTTGTAGAACTTGTCTATATTGCATAGCTGCTTTGTGCTTAGCATCTAAAGCTGCCTCCATCTCGTCATTTAGTTTTGTTGCTAACTGACTAAGATCTTCGCCTCTCCTGATTGCATCATTCCAGACCCCTTTATTTCTTAATTGCCAACCAGAGATATATTTGTTTATCCCATATTCAGTCATTAAGAACTCAAGTTTATCCAGAATAGTATCCATTGTTTTGTTTGGATCTACTGCCTCTGGACCAATGTGTTTAAAGGATTCAGCTGTAGTTTCAATCTCTCTACCGAGAGTATCCATTGTTCTAGCTGATGCCTCAGTAACACTACGACCAAGAAACTTATCTACTAGATCTCGCATTGCATAGAACTGTCCTCTAGCGTCAATCTCTACCTGTTGTATAGGTGCGATTAATGCTCGTTGACGAGTCATCTCTTCAGTGATCTTTAAGAAGTCCTCATTAGCTAAGAACATCTCTCTAACACCTCTTACATTACCTTTAAGCATGATGTTTTCATAGATGTTCCATGCAGCCTCATCCATATCCTTTCGAGTGAATCTGAAGCCATTCTTGATAGCTTCCCAATCACCCATCTCTTCAGTCTGTTTAGCAAATCCTTCTACAGCATTACGTGACTTACCACCTGCTCTGAACCCTTTGTTGTACATAGCATCGGAGACTATTGATGTGTTATCACCCTTAGTTATTCCTTTGTTATTGGATGTTACGTCGATCATATTCTCAGCAACATTCCCTGGGGTCATGGCTGATTGAGTTTTCTGTGCATCGTTAGTAAAACCTGGAGTTATATCAGGATCAAAACCATTAGCACCTGTTGGATCAGCTTCTAACTTATTAAGTGCAACTTCATCAGCTTGTACCTCTCGTGAGGTTGCTCTTCTATCAAGGCTAGATTCAACAGCATTCTCAGTAGCTTTAGAAGTACCAGTGTTTGCATACTCATCGCTTAGACCTGCCTGACCTGCTTTAGCTTGAGCTATAGATTCATCAATCTGTTTGATTTGTGCTTCTAATGCTCTCACCTCTGCCTTACCTGGCTTAGTAGCTATAGCCTGTAGTATCTCTGCCTTTCGTAATTCACCTTGAACAATCTGATCATCTAAACCAGATATAGCTTTAACAGTACCTTTATCTGCATTAGTAAATACCTCAGCTTTCTTATAAACAGCAGCCTTCTCATTTAGTGGTTTAAACCAACTCATGATTGGCTTTCTATATTCAGTTAAGAATCCAAGACCATCAGCTACACCTGTCAATGCTGAGTTCTCCCAAAAGTGGTAGATCCTGAGCTGTTCAGGTGTCATAGAGTTATGAGTTTTCATCCATTCTGGAATAGGTATCCTTCCGTCTGGACCCCACCAACCTGGAAAGTTCTCAGCTAAGAAAGCTGTTGTGTTTTGTTCACCTTCATTTTGATCAGAAGTAAATCCTAAGAAGCCATCAACTACAGCATTACCTCCGAGCTGTGTCATAACACGTTGAGCACGAGGTAGGTTTTGTGTAGCCTTACTGATACCACCGTAGGTCGCTAAGCTTGGAGATATAACACTTAGTATTCCTCTAGCTTTCTGTATGTTTGGGTTCTCAAATCGAGTTACATCATCGTAAAAATCGTCAGCTTTCTTACCATACTTACCACCAAATTGACCAATGATATCCATTGCTGCATCTGGGTAAGTACCAAGTATCATTCCCAGTTGACCTTCAGCCTGATCCTTCCACGAACCACCTAAGAAGCCACTTTGAGCTGGTCTATCCCAGTCCTGTCCAGTGATCGTACCCCAAGGATCTGAGATACCTCTCATAGCACCTCGTAGTACTTTCCTAGTATTCTCTACAGCTCCGTGCATTGAAGCATCAGACTTTAGTTTATTCTCTTCCTTTACAGGTTCTTGTTCTGGAAGAGATTCTGTTTTTGTTTCTTCTTCCATTACATGTCTCCTTTAAATAGATAAATATGTCTTGGTTCGTTTGAATCTGAACCTGGTAATTGTATAGTTATATTCACACCTCCTTTAGTAGGTCTACGACTTACAACTACAGCACCTCCTCTGACTCCTCCAGTTTGATTAAAGTACTTAGCTATGATCTGTTGACCAGCTGGAAATGTACTAAGTTGATCTACAGTTTTATAAGTACTAACTGGTATCCCAGCACCCTTAACAGCTAATTGCCATTTGGTAGTGCTTGTCATAGCTGCTGTTAATCTTGGTACGTTCTGAGCAATACGAGTTTTAAGTGCGTCATCAAGAGATCTAATATTCTTAGATAGCTTTGTAATCGCAGCGTTGTTCTGCTCTATCTGTGCTGCTGACTTAACTAAATCCTCTCTAACACTTGGCTCTACGTCACCTTTAAGACCAAGTAATTCTCTCTGTTGGTTGATTACTTCACTTTCAGTTAGCTCAGATTTTTCTGCTATCTCCTTTACATCTTGAGTTACTTGAAAACCCCTACCTCTATTGAGTTCAGCTTCCTGAGCCATGATGTATGCAGGTGTCAGCACTAAGTCTGTTTTTAAAAGTGTTGGTCCATGCTCATCAAGTAGATCAAGAGTATGGCTTAATGGATACTTAATTTTATGTTGACTTGTATTAGCACCATCAAAATAAGGGAAGTGAGAGTCACCTATATTTTTACCTGCAGCACCTTTATACTCATCGTCTACTCTCCACTTACCTTTACCTGATGTTATTTCCTCAACTAGCTTTGAGTAAGCAGCATCTCGAATCTGTTCATCACTCTTATTTGCATACTCAGGATCATCCTTAAAAGCACTTACATACTTATAGAAATCCTTAGTTGCTTCAGCTTGTGCAAGTTTTACAGTTCTATTATTTGTAGGAGTTACAACAGCAGCATCGTATTGGACTTTAAGTATGTCATTTTGAATGAGATCTCTCATACTGCCTTTAACAGTTTCCTTATCCCACCCTGTATTTGCTACAAACTCAGAGATCTGCTTATAACCTTTCCTATATTTATCTATCGCTCTTAAGGATGGAGACAACATTAGATAGTCATCTTCAAAAAAGACACCATCTCTTATCTTTTGATCTGCAGCAAGTCTTTGCTCAACAAGATCTGTGTTGTTACTAATTTGTACAGTTAGAGATTCTAAGTCTTTCTTATCTTTATCAGATAGTCCAGGTGCAGTAGCAAAGATCTTATCTTTCATTTCTGGAGTAGCATCCCAGTCTTCTAGTAGTGCTCTCCTAACTTCCTGTTTAACTTTTTTACTATGGATCTCTGCTTTTAATTCCTCAGTTTCTATTGCGTTATTTTCAGCTTCTAGTCTCTCCTTTCTTATATCATATAACTCACTAGGTGAGAAGATTTGTCTAAAAGGTCTAGCAGCTTGAGTTATATTTCCTTTTCTATCAGTATTAGCAAGTGTTTTCATATCCAACATACGCTCAAATTCAGCCATGTCTTGTACAACTATTGGATCAACAAGCATACCTCTTATGTAAGATTTTACTCCTGAATTACCACGTACAACTCCATCTTTATGACTCTTGAATATTTTACTTTGTAAAAGATCAAATGCTCCTTGTTCAGTTGCCTTTCCTTTTTCTGATTTCCAATATTGATGAGCCTCAGAAATAGTTCTATCTCCTAATTTATTTAACTTATCATTATTAATTTCCTTTGCTAAGGTTATCTGTACTTTTTTTATACCTTTACGAAAGTCATTAATTAAACTTGTGTTATTAAGAGCTAATCCAGTTTGTTGTAACAACATTTCGGAAAGCACATTTCCTTCTAAAAGTCTTATCTTCTCATCATGAGTAATACCTTGTATCGAGTTCAGTTGATTTTCAAAAAAAGATCTAATTAACTTAGGATCATTATTTAGATCAGCTATAACCTTGGCTGTTGTAGCTATTTTTAAAGCTGGTGGTAAGGTATCTAGATAAGTTATTACCTCTGCACTTTCACCATTTAAGTAGGCAGCCCATGATAATTGATCTTGTTCTAAAAAAGAATTTAATAAAGCTTGCTTTTGAACATCAGATTCAAGATCAGTATAATCACCAATTCTATCAAAGGTATCTTTTAAATCTGCTTGAGCAATCTTTTTCTCTTGTCTATCAGCTAGATTATTTAAAACTTTAGAACCTGTTTGAGTGAATTGTTCTAGATGTTCTGCCTCTTGTCTGATATTAAATACTTCTGTATCTAAGTTACGTCTAGTCTGTTCTTTATTACGTCGTATAGCATTTTGCTGTGCAATAAAGTTTTTATCTAGTCTACGTTGATCTAAATCCTTAGATTCTTTTTCAGCTTGCCATTTGTTTTTAAGAGCACTAATAAAATCCGAATCTCTTTTGTTGTGACCTTGTTGTAGTAGTTTTAAACCTTCTATTTCATCCTGAGCCGCTTGAGCATCACGATTTAAAGCAACATTAACTTGTGCATCTATTGGTTTAAAACTACCTTCTTTTCCGTAGAAAGTAGTTGTCATTGTTTTTGTTTAAATGTCGTACCATTTACTTGGTATTGCAGCAGCTACACCGCTTGCAACTTGTAACCATGATCCTCCAGAAGCCTTAACTCCCATTACTGGATCGGGTAAGTAGTCATGTTCCTCAATTGGTTTTGGTGCTTGTAGTTCAGGTACAGGTGTTTTGAGTGGGACTATTGGCATAGGTAATTCACCTGGCTTTAACATTCGATTAGCAAATGCTGCTAAATCTGCACCATATTTATCTCTTGATATTTCTTTTAGAGTTAAGGCAAAGTCTCTATTAGCACTTATAAGAGATTCAGCTAATCTAGACTCAGCTTTACCTCTTTGGAAATGTAAATTAACTAAAGCTCTAGCATAACCACTACCTGTTTGACCTAGTGCAGCTAGTTTACTTTCTGCTTCCATTGATTGCACGATTGAATCTTCATTATCGTAAGCAACTTTTTGTCTTATTTCTTGTTGTTTAATTACAGAACGCTCTCTTGCGTGTTCAGCTGCCATTTGGTTATAACCAAGTTGACTATTATAAAGCCTTTCTGATTTCGCATAAGCTTGTTCTTTTGCTTTTTGCTGAGCATTCCTTATCTGTAAATCGTAGTTATAACTTCTTAAATTCTTCTCATCTGTCATCCTTGCCATCTGCTCTTGATTACGTTTATTAATCAAGTGACCATCATAGGCATAGGCATATTCAGCATCTGTTCTTTTATTTTGATTATCAGTCAGTATTTCGTCGTATTCAAACTGACGTTGATTAGCTTCGTTCTGAGCGTTGGCTTGTTTGTCGGATGCTCTCTTATTCCCAACAGCTCCAATAGCTCCTAATGCAAAGCTTGCTAAAGCCCATGACATATTTAAGTCCTCTTATAAAATCGTGGTGAGTAGTTTCCTTCCCACATCATCGAGTTGAGAGAGACGGGAAATGGTGAGTCATTAAAGACTCGTAAAGTAAAGTTCTTACTTCTTTGGTGTATTGGTACTGTTAGTACGCTTGATTCATTTAACGGTACGTCATCAGCTAGGTATGTATTAGCTTCTGTAGTTGGATTTAAGTTATACCATTCATCCAAGTAGACAACGATCTTAGCGTTATTAGCTGGAGCAGATGAGAATTGAATCTTTGTATCATTAACAAATGTAAATGCAGTAGTTACATTATTAACCTTTACCTTGACTTCATCTCTATCTACATAATCTAAATCTGTTGATATCCACTCAAATTGAGTAGTTGATCCATCACCTGTAAACTCTTTCTTACTTGCAAACCTACCAACTGCATTTAGTTTAAAACCAACTACACCTGATAAACCTACATCAAACTTACATCTAGCTATGGTTAAGTTAGCAGTAAAGTCAGCCTGTTTACCCTCTTCAGAGAGGTCGTAATAGATTCTAGGTAGTTCGACATCAAAGTCATAAGCATAGCCCACGTAGACGTTACTAGCGTTGTTAGAGAGGTCTTCTCCAGGTACTTTGAAGTATGTACCAGAACCATCAGTTACAGCTTCTGGGGTGATAGTAAATCCTGAGTTATTAAATGTACCAGCTGCTGTTGTACCAGCAACAATCATTACATTCTTTTGATCAGTTAGATTAGCAAAAGGTAGATAACACTTCGAGAAATCATTAGCTGAGTCATATACAACAGAACTTGCCTGTGCATATAAATCTATACAAGGGTTTATCTTCTGACCCTGTGCATTAGTTATGATAGATACCTCTGGACTCTGAGTTAAGTTAGCTTTCTCCAAGGTGTATCTTGCAGATGCTCCTGTACCTTGCTTAGTGACACAGTACATATCATCTTGATCAATTGACATTGACTGAACAGTTCCAGGCAAAGTCCATTTAAACCAAGATTCCATAAGCATTTCTTGACCATTTGAATAAGTCTTATAGAAATAAATAGTATTACTACTTTGACTTGACATAGCTATGAATTCATTCTGAATACTAGCTACCAATGTATCTATATCAGCTGTAATCCACTCGTTAACAACTCCTCCTATGTCTAAGATCTGTGGACTTTCACCAAGACCTTTTGTTTGCATAGCAAATACCCTAGAGAAGTTAGGAGTCTTACTGATGAAATTTAAGTGAGTACCAACGTCTATTGGTTCAACAGTATCACTCATCTCACTATTAGAGATTGGTCTAATTTTAGTAGTACCGTTTGTTAATGGACCCTGATCTGCATATATTAAGAACTGCTGATTCTTACTAAATAGTACCAAACCCTGTCTAGCAGGTTTGATTGAATGCAGCTTAGTAGGTCTAACTGAAGCACAATTCACACCTATACTGCCACCTAAATCTTCTTTTTGTCTGACTGATTTCTTATAAAAATTATAAGGATCTTTAGCTCTACTCGTTATTACATTATCTTCAGACAAGAAACCAAGTCTATCATCATGGAAGAAAGCTTTCTTTATTGTCTTACCAACAAATGCAGGATGTGGATTATTTAGTATAGTTCCAACAATCCTTTCGACCCATGGTATTGGACCAAAGGTAAATGTATTAGTACCTGTATTTAATAACCTATGAGGCATAGTGGATGGTGTAAGACCTGGAGATTCCGATGGTCCTATAGTCTCTATCCAATACCCTGAACCAGCCGCACCATTATCTGCTTTAAACTTAGCATAGTAGTCATCGTTTTCATATACAGTTGATTGAACAATAGCAACTTTATGGTTATGAAATGAATTAGGAGGTAGCCATCCTTCATCCTTAGCCCAATCTTGGTAGACGACTAATCGATTATTATCTGCACCACCTTTAGCTTCAAGAGTAAAAGGTTTTAATGTACCACTAGGTTGATAATCTAATTGTAGTGAGTTGGAGTATTTAGTAACGGTTAGTCCTGAAATACTTCTTGCGTCTATTGCAGTTTTAAGAGCTGTTAATACTGTCTCATAAGTATCACTTGCACCTGATGTATGCGTAATTGGTGAAATAGTACCCATGTTACTATGACCAACTGGATCACCTAATTTAATTTCAAATGGTTGACTTTGGATTGAACTTTTACCTTCTGGCAAAGTACTAATTAATATTGTTCCTCTACTAGCTGCTACAAAATCAGTAGGTGCAGCTTGTGTTGTTACAGTAACTGTATCATTTGTGATTATAGTTGAATCTAATACTGATAGTACGTCAAAGTTAGTCTTACTTGTTCCGTTTAAGTAGGCATGTGCTCCAAGTGCAGAGCTAGTAGCTGTATCTGTAATCGCACAAGTAACACCTGTATCTGCATTCCAAATATGAATAGTACCATTAGTACTATTTACTTTAGGAGTTACACATCCTATATATCTAGTAGATGTTCTGTTGATATAAAACCATTTAGCATTATCTAAGTCAGTCTGATCAAATTCAGCATTACTTGTATTTGCTAGTGTTTTAATAAATTTAAATCCAGGTCTTTTTGTTAAACCTAATGTGACATCAGGATACCCATTTATACATTCTCGTACTTGACCTGGACGCTTTTTACTATCTGTTTGTTTAGATACTCCACTCAAGTAGTTGGAGATTCTTTGTGTTACGGCTGCCATTATCTCATAAGTGCTTTGTAAGGTTCATAGCTGACATAAGGTTCAGAGCCATCAGGCTTACCAAAGAATGAATAATCACCTTGGTTACATTCATACTCAAGTGCCATTGCTCTTGTATATGCCTCTTTTTGTTGGAGCATTTGGTATTGACTAGCATCTCCTACAATTCGACTAGAGGTAATGGCAGCTGCTCTAGCAGTTATATAATCTTGTATAGGACGTGGTAAATCTACCCAATCAAAAAGCCATGTAATGTCTACATCTACAGCCCCATCTGTCCACTGGTCTGTGTGATGTTCTTTGTCGTATAGTTTTCCATTCCTTCTTATGACATGTTTATCAGAAGCATGGGATTTACTAAGGTCTATTTGTAAAATATTGTTAGGTATAAGAATTTCATTATTACTATCAGGAGTCATCTCATAATGCGGCTCTTTGTTAAAAGTCCAGCCTTCACTTTGTACCTCTCTAGATACTTCTAGTAGAGTTTGATAAGCAATCGCAACGTCTGGGTTGGTTTCATCTAAAGTGGTGACAGGTGCCTGACCACAAGCCATCAGTATTTGATTTATTGCAGGTAATTCTTGAGTAGCATTAGTGGTAGGAAAAGCCATAGGTATAAATATTTATGAATAAAAAAAAGGGAGCCATAAAGACTCCCTTAATAGTTAGAATGCAGAAGGAGCTGAAGCACCTACATACAATTCACAAGCAGCGGATGGATTGACATAATCTGCCCCGACCGCTAAGCGACCTAATATCACATCGCCTTGGTAAATAACACTAACATCTCCCTTTGTTACTTGAACTTGAGGACCGATAGCTTCTACCATACCAGCAGCTTCACGTTGGAAGATAAGTCCACAAGACTTAGCTCCAAGTTCAGTGTTAGTACCGTAGTCATTATTGATACCAGTTTGTGCGCCAGAGGCATCCTCTGGGGTCACGCTCACGAATGAGCCTGTGTTGGTTGGTGCTGTAACACCTGTGGTTCCACCATAAGCAGTACCATATTTGCCAAGGAACGGAATGTTCATTGACTTGTAGATCTTGATACCAGCAATCTCAACAATTCCATTACCCTTCTGACGGGATGTACCTTGCTGATCTCTGTTAACTAGACCATTCTCACCTACTTGTTGGATGAGTTCATAGTATTGACGTGCATTTAATACGGCTACTCTTCCGTCAGTACTGACTCCTTTTTCATCAAAAGCTGCAGCTGCGTCATAGAACGCATTGACTAAGTTTGTAGCAACGTAAGCATCTGAATCGTTAGTAGTTGAACCTACACGAATCTGAGTACCACCTGGCTCAACAAAGTTGGTCTTAGTGATAGGAGATGCTGATCTTGCTCCACGTGTGATAGCACGGAATGCAAGTCTGTCATATTTCTCAGCTAGAGCGTATCCAATCTTACGAGAGATCTCTGATCTCAAATCGTAATGAGCAAGAACTTCGTCAATTTCGTAGAGGAAAGCTGAACTGATAAGAAGGTCATCAACTGTGATGGTCTTCTCTGCTACTGGTGGTGCACCATCACTGTTACCCAAGATTGGTTTTCCTGGTGTGTGAAATTCACTCGTGGTGCGACCTGTGTAGATGAACTGCAATGATTTGCCGTTCTTAAGAGTTCTCTTCATGATGAGATCTCTAGCTATAGCATTATGCTGAAAGCCTTTGAACATCTCACCTGAGAACAATTTGAGATATAACGCTCTTACGTCACCTGTACTATTTGATTGACCCTGACGAGTTAATGAAGTAGCGGTACCAGAGCTATTCTGATGTGCCATTTATCTATATTTAAAAATGTTTGAAGGTATAAATCATCATCGCTAGCAATTTAAATTCGAAGTTTTGTGGTCTATCCCACCGTCTAGACGGCTAATAGGTATCCCGCGTACGGGGCTAAAAGCCAAATTACAGAGAGGTCCGACACTGAGGTGCCTCTCTGCTATGGAAGTTAACGTGTAATACTTCCACGTGTATGAAGAAGGCTAGAGCCATAAAGACTACTAGCCATGGTTCATTGATCTTCAAAGGGTAGAAAGAGCTTCTTCTATGGAGATGTCCTCATCGAACTTCTCTTCCTTCTTTTCTGGCTCAGGTGTAAGACTTGTTATTTGAGCCTTATCACCTTCGCAATCTGATTGATGGTGTGACATTAGAACTTATACTTAGCTCCAGCTTTAAGGTTGTAAGTATTATCTAGATCACCATTAGTGCCTCCAGCAAACTCTCCATAGAAAGCTACCTTTTCAGACACGTTATAGTTACCGCCGAACTTACCTGATAGTTCAGTCTCTGTACCATCAATACCATCGATAGCTACTAGAGCTGGACCACCTTGTACATAGTAGTCGAACTTATCTTTAGATCCATCTACACCAACGTGTAGTTCTACAGTTCTACCAACATACTGAGAGCCGTAGTAACCATTGTTTACTTCAGCGTTTAAGTATGTACCAGCGGATGCAGGTGCAGACGCTAATGTGGTGGCTGCGAGAGCAAGTGCAATTGTTTTCATTAAATTAATTCTTGTAAGTTTTGTAGTATGCGATGCCGCGATATTTAAGTTTCTCTGCTCTTTCTAAAACTTTCTGCTCTTTGATTCGAGCTTGTAATTCTAGTTGAGACATAATAAAAACCTCAATACCTAAGCCCCGTTCCATGCTTAGGTTTCATGCGTCCCAATTAGGATGAACGGACGCGGCTTTATTTTTTAGGTGGTCTTCCTTTTTTAGTACCGTAAGTACCTTTTCCTTTAGGCATATTCAGTTACCTTTTCTGATGCTAAGTCGAGTGGGAAATT